CATGACATCTGTCACCGATTTATTTTATCAGCCGACATTCCCAATCCAGTTTGAAGCGGCAGACGAAGTGGATTTCGCATGGCCTAACGCTTTATCAAAGACATACGGACTTTCTATTTATTACGATTTGCTTTAGGAGGTGAATCATGTCCTTAACGGTAGGAACGGACACATACATCTCATTAGATGACGCCCAAGAATATTTATCTGAGAATTACATATCTACGGATGAGAAGCTGATAGCGTGGAACGCGTTATCCGATACGGATAAGGAGATTCTGCTAAGGAAAGCATTGAAAACTATCGAGGCTCAGCCGTATGCAGGATTCAAAGCATGCAGTACCCAGACATTGGAGTTCCCAAGAGCGCTGTACACGAGCATACCACAGGATATCTACGCCCCGTCGCAGATATGGCCTGAGAACTGGTACGTGCAATCGGAAGTCCCCGACGCAGTTAAATACGCCCAATGCGAGACGGCTCTTGAGATGGCTTCAGGCACGTCAAACCGCGTCAAACTGCAAAGGCAGGGTGTTAAGTCATTCTCATTGGGAAACCTCTCAGAAACCTATTCAGGCGCGTCCAACAGTATAGTGAGCCACGAGGCAAAGGAATTACTGAAACCGTATATCGGAGGAGGCTACAGGATAGCATGATTAAAGCATATGCCAATCAGACTTTGATATTAAAAAAACCCGCATCGGTGAACGAGTACAACGAAGCCACCTATTCCAGTACCTCAATCAAGGGAAGACTGGAGAACGGATATAAGTTAATAAGGAACAAGCAGGGCGAAGAAACCGTATCATCCGCGAGAGTATTCACCAAAACACTGGTGCAGGTAGATGATATGATTAACGATATGCTTGTGATATCATCAGAACCTTTAACCGATATAGACGGAAAGACAGGATTTTATACGGTGTATTTAAAATGAAGATGACAATAGAGGGAGTCGACAAACTCAATACCGCATTAAAGATGATTCCTGACAAGACCACCAAAGCGATTGAAAAAGAGCTGAAGACTGTCGCGCTGGATCTGCAAGGCAAGGCTCAGATGTTAGCGCCAGTAATGACAGGCGATTTGAGAGGCTCAGCGTTCGCGGTAGTTGGTAAGGTAATGGTAGCCGAACCTTTAGCTGACAGCGACCCCAAGTCGATAAGGGGTGACATACCGAAAGCCGAGAACCTTGAAGCGATAGTCGGATTCTCAGAACCTTACGCATTAAGGCAGCACGAGGAAACAGGTTACAGACATCCTAAGGGTGGACAGGCGAAGTACCTTGAAACCCCTTATAAGCAGAACAAGGACAGATACGTCAAGGACATTCAAGAGGAAATCAGAAAGGCGGTAGAGAAATGAGCATGACCACCGAAGTAAGAGGCTTGTTGTCGACCATAAGCAGCGTATACATCGGAAGCTACCCTCCGTCGCCTGACAATGTGGTAGCGATATATAATACGGGAGGCTATCCGAGGGACCTGACAGGCAACTATGTAGAAGAACTCACATTCCAAATCAGGGTCAGAAACTCGTCATACCAGACAGGCGAAACCTTATGCAACACTATAAACGGATTGCTTCATGGGAATTCGACGGCGAAGCTCCTGATGATAGAGAACCAGTCGGGAATACTGGATTTAGGCAGGGATGACAATGACAGACCCGAATTTACAATGAACTATAGATGTTATTACCGCGAAAATGTGGTATAATATAGCAGTAAAAACGAACAATTAAGCGTTCTTAACGCAGAAACCAGGAGGCATCAAAAATGGCAGAAGTAGCAGGAAAAACCAATGTAGTATATGTCCACACCGAAGCGATGACGAATTCAACAGGCGCTAAGATAACTGGCGCAGATAATGCCAGTTACAAGACCTTATGCGACATTCTCGACATCACGTCATTCGGGGACACTAACAGAAAGAGAATGGCAGGATTGCTTGATACCGAAATAACAGTATCGGGAAACATCTACACAGGGGACACAGGGCAGGGATTACTTGTTCCAGGAACAACAGTATTTATAGGCTGTTATCCACAGGGAACGGCAGTAGCGTCAATGCAGGTCCAGGCGATTGTGAATTCATTTGAGGCTTCATACCCAGTAGACGGAAAGCAGACATTCAGCGCGACATTCTCGTGCATAGCAGCGCCAGTAGCATTACCAGCGCAGCAGGCATAGAAATAGGAGGTGGCTAAATGGCCGAGGTAGCAGGAAGAAATACCGTGCTTAAAATAAGCGGTGACGCTGTGGCTATGACAGGCGAAGCCACGACAGAAGACGTCACAACAAAAATCTATCAGATAACCGACACCGCCAAGCAAGTGCTTGACCGTACCGCAACAATCAGGGTACACGTTCAAGGCGCAGACGAAACGGCAGAAGACGGCACTACAGAAACAAACATCGAGATGACAGGCCACGGACTGGTGGCGGGTGACTTGATAATCAACACCACCCACGCAGGGGCAAGGCTTGTAATAGCGAAAGTAGACGACAACAACATCACAGTAGCGGCTATCACAGGAATGACGAACGGCGACACTATCGAAACTTACAAGACGCAGGATTCCTCAACCTATACGTTGAACAGATTAAGCGGTAAGGTAACATTTGCGACCGCGTCATCAAGGGTAGTCAAGATATCAGGAAGTTATCTGCCGATGACGACCGCAGCTTATGCTCATAACGCTACATCGAACAGGGCAGCAGATGTCGTTGACGTGACAGCATATGGCGACACGCACAAAAAGCGGGCAGTAACATTACTTTCTGCAAGCGGTTCGTTAAGCCAGTTCGACATCACAGACACGACCTATTCAGACGCCCTGTCTGCAGGAGTTCCTGTAGTACTTGAATTAAGCGAAGACGGCGTAGTCGAACCTACGCGGTATTGGGTACTTCTAGAAAGTGACGAAGTAACAGCGGCGATAGACGGAGTACAGGACAAAACAGTATCATGGGTAAGTTATGACACATGGCTAAGGCTAGGTGTATAAAAATAAAAGGAGGATATAAAATGGCACTATTAACAAGGGAAGACATACTGAATTACAATGACATCAAGACCGAAATCGTACCAGTTCCAGAATGGGGCGGGGAAGTCAAGGTCAAAGGACTGACAGCAGGCGAAAGGGACAAGTGGGAAGCCTCTTTATATTCCACCAAACGGCACGGCAACAACTTCGAGATAGTATCTAACAGAGATAACCTCAGGGCGAAGTTTATCGCAGTGTCTGTCGTGGACGATAAGGGAAAGCTCTTGTTCACCTCAGGGGATATCGAGGCACTAGCCAAGAAGTCCGCAGCACCTGTAGACAGGATATTCTCAGTCGCGCAGAGGCTGAGCGGTATGTCTGATAATGACGTGGAGGAGCTTGAAAAAAACTTGAACGGCGACCAGAAAGATATTTCTATTACAGTTTAGCTGAAATTTTAGGCTATGCTTCTGTAGGGAAGATGCTTTCTGAAATGAGCAGTATCGAAGTGTCTGAATGGCTCGCCTACTTCAAAATTAAATCAAGAAAAGAACAGCAACGATATGACGAAAACGCTGAAAAAGCGAAACAGCGTGCGAAAGAGAATAACCACTAGGAGGCAGTCTTGGCAACTATAGCGAATCTGCTTGTAAAAATTGGAGCAGACATTGAAAATCTGAAAAAAGGCATGACAGAGGCGCAGAACAAAGTCAACAAGACTGCTGATGCTTTCAAAAAAGCAGGAACGGTCATGACGGTCGGAGTTACAGCGCCTATCTTAGCAGCGGGCGCTGCTTCTTTTAAAATGGCCTCAGATGTAGCCGAATCCGCGAACAAGGTAGAGGTCGCGTTCCAAAAGAACGCTGATGAGGTCCAAGCATGGGCGAAAACCACCTTGTCATCAATCGGACTTGCGGAGGGGACGGCGCTCGATATGGCCGCTAACTTTGGCGATATGGCAACCTCAATGGGGAAATCAACAAAAGAAGCCGCCAAAATGTCAATTGAAATGGTCAATCTCGCAGGCGATATGGCTTCATTCAAAAATATAGATATAGCACAGACCAACACCGCGCTAACGGCAGTATTTACTGGTGAAACCGAATCGCTTAAACGCTTAGGCATAGTAATGACCGAAACTAACCTGCAGGCGTTCGCTTTGTCAAGAGGAATACAGGAAAACATAGCCGATATGGACCAGGCGACAAAGGTCCAGTTAAGATATGAATACGTTATGGAGATGACCAAGAACTCGCAGGGCGACTTCGCGCGAACCCAAGAGGGCGCAGCGAATCAGATGAGGATGTTCACCGAGGGGATAAAGGAGCTTGGCGCTTCATTAGGCGAACAGCTGCTGCCTATTATCACACCGATAATAGCCAAACTCAACAGTATGGTGCAGACATTCGCTAAGATGGATGACGAGCAGAAGAAGACTATCCTCACGATAGCGGGAATAGCGGCCGCGATAGGCCCTTTACTTGTAGCGATAGGCTCTGCCATCAAGTCCATAGCGGCCATTAAAGGCGCTCTTACAGTGCTTACGGCTACTACTACAGCCACCACTGCGGCTACGGCAGGATTAAACACCGCTATATTAGCCAACCCTTATGTTTTGGTGACTGTCGCAGTCCTAGCGCTGATAGCAGCCTTGGCGGCACTTCTGATAAAGTCAAAAGAAGTCAGCAAGGAAACACGCAGGGCGATAGACGAGGAACAGGCGCGGATAGCCAAGAAAGGCGAGGCTGAAAGGCTTGAAATCGAACGCACATATCAGGCGTTGGAAGATGCCGTCCAAAAAAAGATAGACCTTGAAACCGAGTATTACGAAACCGTTAAGGCAGAGGCACAGAAAGCCTATGATGAGGACCTTGAACTTGGGAGAAAGCAACTGTCCCAGATGAGGGAGGAACTCCAGGAACGCAAAGACTTACTAAGGGAAGAGTACAATGATAAGATAGACCTGATAAACGAAGAATATAAAGCACTTAAAGAAGCCGAGAGGGCGAAGACCGAACAGTACAACGAGAGAATGAAGCAGTATGAAGCGGAATATCTCGCTAAAATCGGAGTTATTAACGCAGGACTTGATGCCGAACTAGCAGGTTATCAATCTCAGATAGACAGCATAAACGGACTTACAGAAGCAGAAAACAAAGCAATCAAAGAAAGGGCGGATGCCCAAAAGATAGCGAACTTACAGGATAAATTAAACCATTCCTACACTTTGGCGGACAAAGCAAAGGCTCAGGAAGAGCTGAACACGGAAATCGCGCGTCAGGAAAGAGAGAGGCTCTTAGCCGAGAGGCAGGAAGCGATAGCCAGCCTTAAACTCAAAATGGAGGAAGCGGTCAGAATCGCTACCGAAGAAAAAGAGAAACTGGAAACCGAATTCGATTCCAGAATGGAAGCCGAGAAGCAGGCTATAAAGGATAATGCAGATTATCAGATAGCCGAACTCGAAAGGATAAGGAAAGCCAAAGTTAAAGAGGAAGAAGCCAAATACAAAGCAGCGCTCAAGGCGCTTAAGGATGAAGATGACGCACTTGATAATTGGCTGGAAGATGTCTATAAGCCTATGATAGAAGAGAAGCTGAGAATCGCGCTTGAAGCCGAGCAGGCACGTCATGATGCAGTAATGGCGAACTATGAAACCGAAATGGCAATGCTCGCAAACCAACAAGAAGAGGCGATAAGGAAGCAAATCAAACAAGAGGACATAGATAAAGCCAATGCCGCGATTAAAGTACTGCAAGAAGATTTGGATAAACAATATAAGATAGCAGCACAGATACAAGAATCTGC